TTTATACCAATCAATCGTTTTCTTTAAATTATTTTCTAATGTATCCGGTTGTATATTAGACGTCCAACCAAATTCATTTTTAGCTAAAGTAACATCCAAAACTTTATGTTTAATTCCAACGAAACGATTAGTATTATAAAATATATTACCTACAAATCCAGATTGTTTTTTGATTGTTTCTGCCAATTCCTTAATAGTAATTGACGTTCCCGTTCCAATATTAATCAACGAGCCGTTGTAATCTAACACTGAAAGTAATGCTTTGATTTGGTCGTCCACAAAAATCAATTCTCTTGTTTGCGTGCCATCTCCCCAAACTTCAACTTCAGATTCGTTATTATCAACTGCGTCCACAAATTTTTTAACTAAAGCAGACACAACATGTGATTTTTCTGGGTCAAAATGGTCGTGAGGGCCGTAAAGTGTCGCAAAAATTACAGTCGTCCCATTTAATTTATATTGAGATTTATATGCCTCAATTCCAACGCTAACTGCCTTTTTAGTGAATCCATATATATCTACTGATTCATGCATTGCGCCATCCCAATAATCGGATTCTGCTAAAACTTCTTTAGTTTTTGGATACGAACACGAACTTCCAATGCCTATCATTTTTGCTTGTGGCTGATACTTATGCCACATTTTAAATGTGTTGGCATGAATTTTCAAATTCACATCATACTGCTCTGCCTTATGATGAAGCGGCCAATCCCCTGCAGCTTGTAATGCAGCGCCATGAATAATATAATCAAACTTATCCAACAAATGTTTTTGAAATAACAGTTCAGCCTCGCTTTCATTTGATAAATCATAATTTGAACCGACTGTCACTACGTGCCCACCAATTTTTTGAACATATTCTTTAAAATTTGTACCAAAAAAACCTGTACCTCCTGTTACTAAAAATTTTTTTCCGTTTACTTTTTTCGCTATCGACTCCATAATATATTATAAATTTAAATCTTGAAATAATAATTTTTTCGTTATAGTGTTGTTTCTAAATGTCATATAATCTGAATTTACTCCTGGAGGATTGCAATGACAATCTGCCATGTGATGTATGAAACAAAAATCAATATCTTTATTTTTAGGCAATACTTTAGTAATCAAACCTTTAGGCCCTATGGGCCAATTTTTGAATATTCCTGATGAAGCCATTTCAGGGCCATTTCCACTCAATGTATCAATATCAAAATCAGAATTTTGAATTACAAATTTTAATTTTTCTTTAGTTAGTACATAACATGCTTGATGCACATTTGATACTTCAAAGTACTCATTATTTACTGAATGTATGTAATTATACCCTGAAATGTTCTTCCACAAATCTATCAAATACTCCTCATTCTCGGGAGTGTTTTCATATCGTATAAACCCCAAACAATAATCTATAGGAAGAAGTTTATCGTATTTTAAAAAAGTGTCTATGCAGTGCTCGCGTATCAACATATCATATTCAGAAAAAATAAATAAATCATAATCATTCTGTTTTTCTATAAAATCCTTTCTATGAAATAATGATGTAGTTGATGGATTTTCGTGAATTATTTGATTTATATCAGTTCGTTCTATTGGCACCGTACAATGCACATCTATGAAAATATCGTATTTTTTATACGACTTATATTCATCAACTATAGAATTTAAGTAATGCAAATTTTTATTTCCGTATGAAGACAAAGATACTAATATTTTCATAAATCCAAATAGTTATTGAGGTGGTATAATTTATTAGTTTCAATCCACTCGCGTGTTATATCTTTCAAATTGCGCTCTTTAAAAAAACATTCTGATTCTTTTATATATGGAAAGTATCCGCATCTGGTAGCTACCCATGGGAATACTGTTTCAAAATAACATGGTTCTGATATTCTATTGTTGTAAAAATTATCTGTTGTAACATTTAAAAAGGTCTCTACAGATTCTTTATTTATGGCGTACATAGTTTCTATATATGACCAATTAACATGAGTAAATGGCAATTCTTCAGTGACAACATTTTCACATAAATGAATTTCATGGTCTTTATTATAAGTAGCCCATTCGATACGACCTGCACTTCTTGAAACTCCCCTTAACGCATAGCTTCCTAATTTAGGATTATTTAAAAATAGTGACTCAATTTCAAGTCTGTTGCCAAACAATTCTTTTAAATACAATGACCTTTCAAATGGTCTGTGATTCACTGCTCCTTTTGTGTGACCAAACCAATATATATCATACGACTTATTATTATATTTTAATAATTTCAATGCTGCTTGATAAGCAGATGCGTCGGATCCGGTGTACAATTCTGATTCGACTACTCTGCTAACGAATGTATTTAATCTATATGATTCAATAATAGATTCAACTTGTGGAAGTGAGTTATAATTAATACCAATATAAAAATCACAATCTGAAAAATTTCTTTTAAACTCATTAAAAAATTCATCTAACACGTGAATTTTATTTTCATCAAATATTGATACCGCAAATATTACACTTGATTTCATATTTTTAAATGTTTATATCGTTTATTCCTGAATTTCTACTGACATTAATAGAAGTTGCAGTTTTAGTTCCATCTGGTTTCATATCATTTATCATAATTCTTTCGCCACTCCCAATTCCCATGAGCAATTTGTCATAAAAAATCCCCGCTTCTGCTAACTGACGTTCTGTCATTTTACGCAAGCTCTGCTTACGCCCTGTTATTAATATTATATAATATCCTTTCTTATCCCATTCAGTTAATTTTTCTATTGCTCCTGGTAATAGTTCCATTTTAAATGATGGTTTTGAACTATCTGTTGGCAAGCTATGGGTTACCAATGTACCATCAATATCACAAAATATAGTTTTAGGCTTCATATTATTTCATTAATTAAATTTTCTGAAATGAAACTGTATTCCTTTTTATAAGATGCAACTCTAACAGATTCAGCTGCTATTAGCACATCAATATATTTTATATCAATTTGCTGTTTAATATAGTTGAATGATGCGGAGTCATTTTTATAAAATTTAAAACTGAAACACAATTTAGCTAAATCTAACTGATACGACCCAAATTTATATCTTGAGTATAGTGGGTCTATCATTTTTATCCCATTTGTAGTTGGAATTAAATTCATGACACTTAAATCACCATGGCAAAATGTTGGCTCTATATTCAAATTACTTAAATGTGATATTAATTTATCCCCGTTTGTTATATTTGAATTATCATTTAAATGTCGTTTTATATTTTCAATATAACTATCAAATGTCAAATCGTTCAATCTGGCATAGGATTTGTAATTTGACACCAACTCAAACACATCATCCAAATTAAAATCATTATTTCTATGGATATATTCCATTGTCATCTTCCCATCAGCACATGATATTATATTTGGTATATGTTTTTTATCTGTATATGATTTATACCATTCATATTCATTGTTTACGGTGCTGCCAATTTTAACAACAATGTTTCGATATTTGTATACTTTATTATCAGTAAACCCAGTACTTAAATCTTTCTGCTTGTGAGCTCTAAATGAAAAATTATCTATGTATATATCTTGAAGAGTACCAAATCGTTCAATTTTGCTCGTAGTGTTCAATTTACAAGTCTCTCCATTCAGTATTAAATTTTGAACACATTCAGATACGTTATTACAATTTTCCGATTGCGTATTAAACAATTCAACATCTGAAAAATAATATACTCCAGCCCCTGCGTATTTAAACAATTTTCGTTTTTCATTGCAATCGACTATATTATTATTTTTATCAGATTTAAAATTACTATAATTTAATAATTTAGTAGTGTTCTCAAATGCAAATACTGTTGTAAATTTAGTATCAAACTCTGAAATCGTCATTGGCACGATATCACAATCTACAAATAGAACTGCTCCTGAAAGTTTTGTTGTAAACGTTTTAAGCGTCTCTACTTGTGAAGAAGTTGGAGAAATTACTATTACATTAGCGTTATAGTTACATACTTTTTGTATGTCACTTGCGTAAAAATCGTTAGTTAAAATAGTAATTTCACAATTTGGAAATCTATATTTTAGATTATCGATAGTGTGCAATAACAATTGTTTCCCTCGGTATAAAAGTAAATGTTTGGAAGTTTTAAACAAACTTCCCATTCTCTCATTCCGCCCATTTATTGGAATAATTACATGCATTATTTGTTTTCCTCTATCCATTGTTCGACACCAACTTTGGGCTCCCAATTTAATTTATTACATGTTTCAATATAATTCTGCGGGTCACTCTTTGCTCTGTCACCATTTCTTGATTGAACAAATACAATATTATTAGAAAACATTTTTGCTATTTCAAGTATTTTATACGATTTTATCGGATTGACCAAATCGAATTCATCATTTTCTTGATAGTCCCACGACTTGATTAATCCATCTACCACATCTCCGACATAGGTAAACATTCTTTCTTGGCTGCCGTCGCCTGTAACTGTCAATGGTTGATTATTTTTAAACTGTTTATGGAAAATACTTATGACTGATTCATAACCAGGTACGGGACTACTATCATGTTTAGGCCCAAAAACGTTATAAAAATAGCAAATTGCATATTTAAGACCATACCATTTACTAAATCCTTTTACTAATTGAACACTCATATATTTTGTCAATGCATATGGAGAATGATCTATTCCTTCCTTTGCAAATCTTGTACTCGACGCAGCATAAATAATTTTTATATTTCGTTTTTTACAAAAATTCAAAACCTCAAATGTGCCCACTGTATTGTATTGCCAAACTCGTTCGTATTCTTCAAATGACGGATGTATTCTTGAGTATTCCCCCAAATGAAATACTACATCTGGCTCAAATGGTAAAATTATCGAATTTATATTTTTTGTATGCTCATTTACATAAATGACATCCGATATTTCATTCTCTCGCTTTCCTGCGCTATAATTGTCAATAACAATTATTTTATGCCCATCTGATTTAAGTTTTTCTACCAAATTAGAACCAACAAATCCAACTCCACCTGTTACTAATATATTCATGCGTTATACCTTAATGGGGCATTCCAGTTAGATGTCATTATGATTCCCATATAACATGATGCCAAATCTTCTTCCGTATAATTTTGTTGTAAAAATTGTTGATATTGCAATGGATAATGAAACACCATAAAAAGTGGTTCTATAGGGTAGATTTCTATTGGTTTAAACGCCAATAATGCTTCCCCATACCAAGTAAATTCGCTCGGAACAACTTCAATCAATTGCTTAAAAGTTAAATTATTCGGTTTCAAATAATTTTCATCTAATGCATCCCAAACTTTTTTAGACCATATTGTTGGAGACGGGCCAAAATCATAATTGACTTTAATCTGCCTATCAAAAATGTTTCCTATTTGAACTCGACATTCATCAAAACTTTTTTGTGGGTCAAATCCCAATTCTTTTTTATATCTGCAAGTCCATTGAAATAAATTTTTTTGCTGATGCATTATAGTATATGGCGTATCTGCAACTGCAATAAAATCTGCCTTACGGAATGGTCTGATAAAATAAGAATCGGAATCTATACATAGGTAATTTATCGTATCCACATATTTATAAAACTGCGATTTCACAATTTGCTGATTGTGCCATGACTGATGCATGTTATCACGTATTATATCCTCATCCGATATCAAATTCACAAATTCCGGGAGATTTGATTTGAAAGACGGGTAATCACTTTTTGGACAAGATACATAATAAGGTATACTATCCACATTGAATTTTTCAATTGATTGAGCTTGAATTTTAACGCGCTCCAAATCATTGATGTAACTTTTACAATATATTACAATATTTTCCATTACCAACTAATTTCCCAATCCTTAAATTCTGCAGCCAAACAATCTATTTTATAATCCTTCCTACCACCCACTATTTCTTGAATCTTGTTTTTTGCAGTATTTCTAATCCCATTAATTCCATGAGTCAATTCTAAATTATTTCCGTCTTTAATGCCTTTACGATAATTCGATTCGTTGTGCCATATATGTAAATTCATTTGGCTCAAAACTATAATAGCTCGTATAGTTTCCGCAGTAAATTTCGTATTGTTTTCGTTGATGTGTTCCTGAATATCATGTACAATATCTTGTATTTCCTTCGCGTATTCGGATTTGTGTTCTGAAATAAACACTTCTTTCAATTGCACGATTGACAATCTGTCAATCAATTCACTCAATGTAGGTAAATATTTTCTTGCCATAAATTATTTATAGTTTAACGGAAGTACAGCGCCCCATTGGTCGTATATAAAATTAGTCAGACGAATCATTCCATACTCATCAAACTCTGGTAAAATGCCCCACTTTGCTACCCACTTTTGCATATTCGCCAATTCAGATTGTTTCTGACGTTCTGAACTCTTTCCATCGTTCTCTTCCAATCTGTGGCTACCTCTCGCCCCAAAATGCCAAACTAATGATTTCGATGGTAATACAAACTTCACAGAATTCATCATCAATCTCAAAAATAAATCCATATCCTCCCAACTTGCAGGTGAAAAAATTGGATCATTGCCGCCTGTTTCATCCCATACTTCTTTTTTAACCAAACCGCTTACTCCCTCTCCCTTTGGAATTTCGAAATCATTTATAGATACAAACTCATCAGCCCATTCGTCAAATGCATTTGAATTGAAGTCGTTCCAATACGCTCCAAATATATCTTTATCTACAATAACAGTTCCGTGACGTTGAGGAGAATTGAACATATTAGGTTCTACCCTATGCGAATTAGCCCATATTTTTTCATTTGGGTATTTATCATGAATTTTCATCAATTCCAAATCCCAATTTTTTGTAACATAAAAGTCGGAATGTAAAAAATTTATATATTCAGTTTTAACATTTTCGGCGCATATGTTCATTCCACCACCAATACCTCGGACAATAGAGTTATTAGGTTCAATCAATAAAGTCAGATTATATTTGTCTTCGTTTTCTAATAACCATTCATTTGTACCATCAGTACAATTTTCAGCATGGATTATGAAAGGTGCTGTATTATAATAACTATTTTTTCTAACAGAATCAATCGCAATTTTTAGATATTGCAAATTGTTATACGTTGAAATACAATGTGTTACGATATTACCAATCATTCCCAACCTTTGATATTTGCAAATATTTTTGATTTTGTTTCTTTTGTCGTTCAAAATCCTTTATATGAATCAAACACCATGCTTGAACTTGTTCAGGATCTAATTCATAAAATCCTTGTGCCATATCAATATAACTTTTGTGTCCAATAATAACTTCATGAACTTTATTTCGCCATTTTATTTCAGGTTTATTTTTAAACAACCTCGCTTGTCTATCAGGGAAATTAACTACATATTCATTATATTCAGTCGCAATTGGAAAATCAATCTGCCTAATATTCCAATTTTGAGATTCGGCATATTCTCGTGTCAAACCTTTCACAATATTGATTCTTGGTATGAAATATAATTCAGTATCTCCATTTTCTGTTAATAATGAATGAATATTCATACATAAACCATCACCTAATAACTCATCGGCATCAATCTGAAATATATAATCTTTTCTACAATTCGATTTGAGATTATTCTTAAATTGTGCAAAATCATTTTTCAAGGGCCATTGAACGAAATCAAACTCACACTTACAATTTTCTCTGAACCAATCAATTACTTGAAATACTTGTTCTGTTGTATTTCCTTCATCAGATTGAATAACTATTTGGTCATGCTTATCTACAAAGTCATTCAATTGCACTAATAATTGTTTCAATTCCTCATGTTCATTGCATACTGGAATCGCATAACTTATCGAAAAATACTTACTCATTAACTAATTCGTTTACATTTTCAGATAACTTTTCGCTTTCTTCAGTGACTATCAATTGATATTCATCGAATGCAGATTCAAACTCATTTAATTTCCAATGTTTTGCATTTGCTTCATCTACAATAAAATATGCCATTTTTGTTTCATTTTCAACCAGTACTGGTAATTTAACTACTTTTCTGTCTTTCAACTCCTCTTCACTTTCAGCAATATAAATTTTAGCAACTGTCCATTCCAATTGATTATTTGCATCAATTGTAGGGTACAGTGAAGCGACATATGAAATTGTAGTCATTGGATACCAAATACGTTTATATGAATCAACATATTTGTGCTTGACAATATATTCTGGCATTTGCCTTTCTATATTCGCAATCAAATCAGGATTTTCTTCTTTCCATGTATCCCAATAAGTTTGATATCCTGTCTCCATACAAATTTTGTATGTGTCCATTATTGGTTGTCCTTCATTACCTTCTTTAGGAACTTCAATTTTTTCAACCAATACTGTAAAATTACCTGTTATAGGTGATTTTTCATCATAATTAACCTTGACTTTTTCAGGTTTCGGTTCACTTTTTAATTTAATCGTTTTGCTCATTTACTTTCTTCAATTTTGGTAAATTAATTTTAGGTAAATTCAATTTATTTTCAATTGGAATATTTTGCAATGTAAGAAATTTATTTGTATTTTCCAAATATTCTTTCAATTTATTTTCCATATGTTTCATTGTAAATTTATCCAATGTATATTTTAGATGACTTTTACACTTTGATGCAGCAGAATTATAATTGTTAAAAATTTGTTTTAATGTCGCCGATGCTAATCCATAATTAACTGTAAACCATTGCGAACCTTGAACTATCCATTGATTTACTGCTGAATCATGTACTTTATTCAATCCTCCTGGTAACAAGTATGAATATTCAGCATTAAGAAAATCTATTTGACCTGACCAATTAGGTGCTATCACAGGCTTTCCTGTTGTTGTGAATTCAAGCAAAGGTCTTCCATATCCTTCTCCCTTTGTAAATGACACCATAGCTTTTATCTTACTATGATTATATAACTCATTCATTTCAGAATCAGAAAGATCACCAAACAATATATAAATGTTTGGAAATGTTCCAGTAAATCCCGAATCCCGTACCATTTGCTGAATTTGTTGGACTCTATCTTCAATAGAATGCCTTTCTGGTAAAGAAAAACCTGCCAAACTCACTTTCAATAATAACGCAGGTCGTTTATTTTCAGGTTCATTCATGAATGTATTTAAAAACGTATGTACTAACATACCTACATCTTTTCTATCCTGTCCTAAATCACCTTGCAACCAATGACCTACAAAAAGATACGCGAATGATTCTGGTATTGAATCTAAAAATCCTTTCAATTCAGCAGATTCAAATTTATCACTCTTAAAATATACATCTGTATCCACACCCTCAAATAAAACTTCAATTGGTGTCCTACATTTTATTTTTTCAATAACTTGATTTGTCTGCTTATCCCGCTTTTCAAATTCAATTGTCTCAAAAACTTTTTTTGAATGTTCACTACTCGTCAATACTAAATTCATTCTATTACATCCCTCAATCCATTCAGGTTGACATGCATCTGTCTCTATCCCTGCTGTAAGACCTATGTTAAATTTACCTGCAGGTTGAAATTCATTCGGTATAGTACAATGAATAAAAATATCCGGTTGATAATTTAAATTTGGTCCCGTATGAAATCTTTTTAAAATTTCCTTATCAGTATCATTATTTTCATCCAATGCGTCAATTGGTGTAGTCCCCCAATTTAAAGGAATGATTGATAAATCGTAACCTGAACTTATTAATGCTTTACAAATATCTCTTGCCCTTGCACCATAACCACTGCGTGTTCCTACGGGTCCTGCGAAAACTATTTTTTTATTCATATTTATAATGTTATACCTGTTTCAACAATTTTTTTACTTTCATTAACTTTATATAGTCCGAAACGTTTACCACCTTTCCAAACTTTTAATAACGTATTCAATCCATCAGCAATACCATTTGACATACCCTTAATTTCCATATTGCTTTCATCAGACATCATCCATTCTCTACCAATCAATCCTCGGCGTTTCAATTCAAGTCTTCCAAAATTATATGCTACATTAATTGCACTTGCTATATCTGTATCATGCGCCCTATCATCGAAAATGTATGGTGTTTCAAGTGAACCTTGAATTGAAAGATTTGATGGAAATACTGGAAATGCCCATTCTCCACAATCAGTATAAGTTTTTCTATGATTTGAACTTACTTCATTTGAAGGTGTAAACCAATTACCTTCATTGTCTTCAAATCGCATTTGATCTTGCAATCCACCTGTCACATTACTTATAATGCATGTCCCAGCCATGACTGATTCTGCGGATGATAATCCAAATCCCTCATTACTTCCAATGTTCAATGTGACATCTGCTAAATTGTAAAAGAAATTTAAATGCCTATTTGATAATTTATCTACACTAAAAATGATATTACAATCGGGAGCAATTGCCTTTTTGACTGCTACTAAATCTGTTCCATTAGCATCTCTCGGAGCAGTATGCATTAATAATGCACATTGAGTTCTTTCATTTTCTGGCAATTTATCTACAAACAATTTAAACGCATGAATAACATCAGCAGGCTGCTTCCTTCTAATATTTCTATTTGACCAAAATACTACAAATTGTGCGTTATGTTTTTTTCTAAATTCAGTTTCAAATAGATTATATTCATTCCAATCAAGCGCATCTTCAAAAATTGGCCTGTATACGGTACTATCTATTCCATGCGGAACATAACTTGTTAACACATCACCAGGTTCATATTTTGTTAAATCAGGATCTGAATTTAAATCATGCGTCTTAATATCTGCATATTCAAGAACCTTATTGTGAATCAAATGAGATTGTTTACTAATACCCATTATCAAATCACATGAACCATATGCTGATTTATTCCAATGAGGATATGGGAAATTGTCCCAAATTGCATAATAAGCTATTGGAATGTTGTATCTATTATGAAGTTCATGCTCCATTTGATATAACCACATCCAATATCTTGGATCTGTAAAATGCAAAATGGCATCGGGTTTTTCAACTTCAATCAGTTGTCTTAAAATTTGAGGATCTCCATATCCATTATACGGATATAATTTGACTGATGCATCTTCGACTCCCGTTTCGGTTGCAACTTGGTCGCTGACATCAATTACTTTTCCTGCCGAATGATGATTTATGGCAGCGGCTAACTGTACCCAATTGAATCTATCAACTGTTCCAAATACGAAAGCTCGTGACATTGTGGCAATACCACTTGTTGTAAACATATCATCACTTAACAAAAGTATTTTTGGGCGCTGTAATTGCGCCTCGGTAACCTTTTTTAGTTTTGGTAACTGCATATTGAAACTTTTTAAATAAGTATGTTTTTTGAAATTAATAAATAATAATATGAGAAATATTTTTCTTTTTTGCCAATTTTATCGCATATTCTAAATCTGCTTCAAGATTAGAATAATTTTCAGCAAATACAATCAATCTATCGGCTTCTTGTAACATACGTTTATATCTATCGTAAAAATGGCTTGGGTGAAATCCCTTACCATAGTATGATTCTTTAAGTGCAGAATGCATTCTATATCCGGTGTATGATGGATTATATTCTTTAAATTTCAATCCAAGCTCCAAAGTATATTTTTTTACCCAATATTCTGTCCCAATGTCAGTTCCTCCTGATATTATTGTTACTGTAGGGCCGAATTGTTTTTTTATTTTATTAATAAAAGATGCAATATTACTTTCTCTAACATAATCTTTACTACCAATTATTGCAATTTTATACATTTTGAATTCTATTTGCTACTGGACATAAATCTTCTCGGTCGTTGTATTCACAAAATCTACAATTAAACATGTTTTTTCCACATAATGCAGGATGACTTTTATCAATATATTGCCCATCAGAATCAAAACATTCATCCAAAAAATTTTGAAAGTCTTTTGATACTTGAGATACTGCAATTTTTCCTGATGCGGGTGAAAATTGCGAGACTCTTTTTATGGGCCACAAACTATCAGGGTCAATTTTTTGTCGTAATATGAAATATTCAATATTTACTTTACTTGGGTCAATTTTATATTTTTCACAAAATTCCTTTTTATATAACACTAATTGATTTGTAGTCGCTTTATCCTTCTTTTTATATTGATTCCAACCATTTTTTGCGGTTTTTATATCAACAATAGTATATTCTTTTGAATCTGAATCATAAAAGACTAAATCCAAATGTTGCTGCATTTTTATATTGGGACGTTTAGGATCAGGTATAGCGACTATTGGAAGTTCAATTGCTACCAATTTAATACCTTTTGTTGAAAAATATCTTGTACGTTTTGATTTTATAAACTTCAAAATCTCAACACCATCTGAATAATATTCTGCTAATTGTTCTTTTGATGAAAAGTGGCTACCATTTTTTTCCACACGTTCTTTATATTCATTTTTCATTTGCTCAAGCAGAAATGCCTCCCAATTAGTTTGGTTTGCTTCTTTAACTGACTTTACATAACACGTGTGCAAAAATGTTTGTATGGTTGTGTGCATTGCTTGGCCATAAACAAAACTAATTGTTTCCTTTGAAACTTTATGTTTTCGAACATAATGCAACTCCCAACTTTTAGGACATTTTTTGTATTTTGAATACTGGCTAAAGGAAACAATTTTATCCGTATCCATATTTATTTCACCTTCAGATTGTAAACCAAAGATACTTGTTGCATATTTTATGCTCATACTTAATTAATTTTGTAAATTTTTTTGGCGTCGTCTGCCGAAATTCCAAATAATTTTAAATAATCTCGCAATACTTCGCATCCCATGTCAGTCGATAAAATAAATGATATATTATCAAAAGTTTCATCAGTTGACCAATTCTCTTGCGTTGATATGAATTCAATTAGATTTGGAGAAATTTTATCTGTTTCCTCCCTTTTAGATTTGATATATTTAGCAAAAAATTTTTGCTTGGGTAGTAAATCTAAATACAATTTATACACTTCTTTAGAATTCATCCCAGAAATAGTGTACTGCTGTAAATAATTTACTACCCCAACAAAATCAGGATGCATTGAAATGAACCGATTTATCATATATGGGCTAAATGCTTTTTTATCCACATCAGATAAATCTTCCCATTTAATTTTATCCTGAAATAAACACGTTAAAAAATCAAAAATACTTTTTGCCTTTATCGACGCATTTGCCATTTTAAGTCATTTTAATAATTTTGCCATCCGTTTCTTCCGTTTCATTATTATCATCAGGAACCATATCACCAATTGGTGTTCCGCAGTCATCACATCTGAATACTGGAATTGGTATCAATTGGTCTTGCGGGGCACCCACTAAAATTTTTGAAACTCGTCTAAACATAAATGTTTGCCTAAAAAAATTTCCATCACATTGTGGGCATATTTCTGGCTTTGACTGATTTAATAAAATCTTGGGATCTAATTGTTGAATATCCATAAAAACTCCTTTATTTATTAATAATTATCATTTTAAATTTGAAATAATTTCAACAAACATTGCCATTATATTAATCTCTTTATCAACACAATTCATATCTTCTCTCATTGCTTTTGCAATTTCAAGTATAACTGCTGCTTGTTTACCATTAGGTGCAAAGTCATCCAAATTATCATACAAAAATCTATATAAATCATCAAATGTTCTAACCTTGCTATCAGCAATTATTTGACGTATATTTGTGTACATATCCTTTGCAGATGCGCCTGTTTTTAATTGTTCAAGTATCTTTATCATGTAATCAATTTCCATGACTGCCTGCTTTGTTAAAACTAATTTACCATCAACTACTTGTCTTTGTGCTGAACTAATTACTCTTCTAATGTCAGGATATGAATTGTTAACTACAACTGCTACATCTTTATTATCATATTGAACTCCTTCTTCATTTAAGATACTAACTAATCGTACAGCAACATCTTTTTTTGAAGGTGGATATACTTCAAACACTGAACAACGACTTTGAATAGGATCTATAATCTTTTCAGGATAATTGCATGTGAGTATGAATCTTGAATTTTTTGAAAATTGCTCCATCATATTTCTCAAAACAGCTTGTGCATTTGATGTAAGATAATCACTTTCATCAAGAAATACAACCTTCCATTTTTTGAATCCTACACTTGAAACGAATGATTTGATTTTTGTTCTAATTGTTTCAACATTATTTTCATCAGACGCATTTATATATAATACATCGCAATCAATCGAATTGACAATGATTTTTCCTAATGTTGTTTTACCTGTTCCTGCTCTTGCATAAAACAATAAATGCGGAATGTCGTCTTGCTCTATATATCTCTGAATTGTATCTTTAAGAAATTCGTTCCCAATATAATCTTGTAATTTTGCGGGCCGATGTTTTTCTGTCCATAACGAATTTTTTATTGGATTTATTGATTGCATAAAATTTGTTTTAAATTGTCCGAATTATAATATTTATCAATCACAGAATCGCATTGCTCCTCTATATTAAATGATTCATAATTTTCTACACAATTTGAAATTTTTAGAAATATTTCTTCTCGATTTCGTATAAAGTTTAAATACGGAAGTTTAAATATAATACTTGAATAAATCCAATCAGAATGAAACATCTCTTTATATATTTCAATATCAGGGAGAATAGGAATGCACCCCAATGTCATTGATTCCACAATGGTATACGGATCATCATCAGCTTTATTCAATGATATTACTGCTTTTGATTTTGCAAGAAGACGTCTATATTCTATAGATGTCAAATATCTATCAGCAATATTTATAAATTCATATGTTGGAAATTCTCGTGTTATTGCTCTAAACAATGTAGCATCCATAATATCTTCAGGACCAGTATTTAAAACAATTATATCTTCTCTTGGAATTTCAAATTGCTGTATCTCTAAAATAGACTCATTCAAAGTTGAATCGAATGGTAATGCGCATTTAATTATTTTTTTACACACCCTATCCGAATATGTTTTAATCATCCTGTTATGAAGTAAATCATAAGGAACCATATTTAAATCCAACGCATCAATTATACATTTTTCAAAACTTTTAATCCAAGTCAAATATGGCTTTTCAGCACGTTTATATAAAATGCCTTGCGTTAAGTGTATTGAATCAACCCAATATGCAAAAATCTTAAATTTTTTCTTCGTTAAAATTCTATATTCATTTAATGACAATACTAATGCATCTCTGGCATTTGCAAATATGAAAATGGAATTGTCATCAACTGTCGTTTTTAAATGGAACATTAATTCATTGGATAATGCATCTATGGTCTGATATTTATTTGCAGCATGATATCTGTGAAAATTAGATTTGCCTTTTATATGAAATACCTCACCAATGCAGTGTGTATTTTTTAAATCTGATATAACACTAATCCACCTGTGCTGCTCACTTACACCATATGATGCATTATCAACAATGAATATTTTCATCAGATTACTTCAACAATTTTAGTTTCAGACACACCCTTAACTCTGTAATCTCTAATATCTCCAACATCTGTAAAGTTTTTGATAACTTGAGCTTCTGCTTCAGTGCATCCTGTCGCAAGAGTTAAGTACTGCTCGGTATGTTTTTTATACTTACCTCTGTCAGTTTCTGAACTAATTTCCACATCTACTTTGAAATAACGCTGTCCATCTGTTCTCATAAAGATATTTTTAATTATAAAATTTGAATTGATGTAAATCCTTCTGGTATATTTTTTATTGGCCCTAAATCTTGCGTGATAATCTCACACATGCAAATCGGCATACCATTGTTGTCCAATTTGATTGCATGTGAAGTCAACTTGTTTCTTTTTACGTAAATATAAATTACATCATTAGTATCTTGAACTAATTGACCTCGCTTAAATTTTTTTGCTTTTGGCATGGTCGCACACATGATTTTTATTGAATTTCATTTTCAACCAGCACAAACAATATCGATATGCTACTACTAATACCCCTCCACCTAAAAGTAAATTGGGATGCCCTTCTCCGCAAAGCCCAGTCGCATGTCTAAAAAATTCAATCATTTGGATTTAACTTTAAAATAGAAGGTGATTGCATCATATATCCTTGCGGATTCGCCATTCCATAACCTACAATCCATTCATCAGTTAAATGAAATCCTGTCCAAATTTTTGTATATCGCGCCTTCAATTCACTTATCTGCACATTCGATTTGTCTGCAACTGCGCAAAGTACCAATTCTGCTGCCGAAAATTGTTTACTATAATAATCAGCTACAATACTCGCCGTTTTTCCAGTATCCAGCACATCACAAAAAATATAAATTCTATTATTGGATTTTATTGGAGATTCAAATCGCATAACCGATGAAATTTCACTATCAACTCTACAAAAATCCAAATTTATATCAAATGCTACATACTGACATGTCTTTGTAAAAAATTGATACGCTCCATCTAATACACAAACAGCTGTGCTTGGCAGTGGGCTTTGTTTATGATACTCATTGATATAACGACCCAATGTCATTTCCCATCCTTCTAACAAGGTATTTGTGTATAACACATTATAATTTTCAGGCTTAACCATTTTTTTAATTTTGTAACATTACTAATAAATATTTTGTATTATGCGACTCTCCTTGAAAGGTAATCGTCATCAATCCTTGTGAACTTAAACTTATTGAACCATGCAAGCAATCTTTATTGGCAATAAAAATTTCTTTCACCAAATTTGCATTGAATTTCATTATAGGAATATTTGAATTATTTTCATCGCTTTCCATTTTTAATGTAATTTTATCCGTATTGTGTTCTGCATAATTCAATACTAAATTTACATTTTTATCATTCTGCACAAACGCAAACGTATCCGAATCAACCAATGCATTTTTTGCCTTTATAAATTGATCAATAAATATTGGTGATACTCTTAATATAGCATCAGATGGGGGTAATTCATTTATTGTTGGAGGACTTTCAATAATATCCAAATCAGCTAACATAATTTGACTTTGCATCACATTGTCATTTATGTGCATAGATACAATCTTACCAAATTCTTCTTTAAATTCTACATTAATTTCCTGCTGCATTGCAGACAGAACCTTTGTCAACACAGAAGTATTAAAAATACCAAATTGAAAATCTGATGATAATGTAGTATCCCCCGGATTCTGAATATCTACATCATTCATTACAACAAATCCTAACAAATCCTTTTGGTCTGTTGCAAACGTAGTGTATAATTTGTTACTTTTCGAAGATACTTTGACCTGATTGCACTGACCACCCAATGAATACTTTTGTATAAAATTTACTAATTTTTCCTTTTTCATATTAAATTATTTAGCACAATATACGAACATTTTTTGATTCTACAAATTATTTTAATTATAATTTAAAAAATTTATTACTTAAATTGTTAATCACTATCTCTCCCCATCCCAATGAAATCCAAAAATTTGTTAATTTAGATTTTAGTGAACTTTCAAAAATTTCATCCCTATCGATATAATCAGAAACAAACCTCATAATAGATTCAGGATCTTCAAAACCTTTCAATGCCATTGTATCGAAATTGTATTTGTTTTGTTTCATGTATGCCCATAGGATTTTATCACCATCTGAAATTTCAGGTACACTTTCATTTTTCGTAAATTTCAAAACATCATTATAATTCATTGCCGCTTTGACATGTACAGGTGTCCCTTTCAATCTTTGCCCAAATTTATCTGTTTTCCATTTTTCAACATCCTTTACTCCAGTTGGTAACATTATATCTAAAATATCATATGTGTTCATTTTTGATTTAAACTGTCTAACCTTTTCATTCATTTCATCCTTGGTGGCATCATGTAAAATATCATGCAGAACTGAATTCATAAACTCTCTAAACTTTGCAGGAAAACTTGATCTAACAACATCCAAACCTTTTACATCCATATGATTAACCTTATGCCCTTCCTTATCAACAATCCATTGTGCATAACGTTTTTTTACACCTTCAACATCACCTGTTTTATCATTTACTGCCCCAACCCAAAATGCACGCTTTGCTATCAATTCCTGCTTAATATCCCATCTATGCTCATTAACATTATGATATCTCTTTGCATATGCTGAATATGAATTGTTTACCCATGTTTGTACATCATTGATTATTTCTTTGCATTTGCTTATTATTTCGTCATCATTATATTGTTCCATTGAACCAAACCTGTGAACAAATAATGGTTCAAGTGGCTCAAAGATTGAATCCGTATCAGTATATATGCAATAATTCACACCTTTTGTACCCAACTCTTTATTATAAAAAAAATCCGCTGCTTTTGTTGCCCATTGAATAACAGATTGCCCTGTCAATGTTACTGCTTCACCATTTGCCTTATCATAAAATCTGAATGATGGTAGTAACAATACTCCATAAAAAGAATTTAACAGAATTTTAGTAATTAATTGCTTCCTATCATAGGCAGCTGCTAATGCCAAATCGCCGTCTTTTTCCGCTCGCTTTCTTAAATCTTTAAATGTTTTTCTATCATCAAACCACATTTTCAAAATTGCAGGAATTACTCCTGTTTTATCCATTGTGTACGTGACTCCATTTGATGCTATTGAAAGATTATTATCAAGTAAATATTTCTTTAGTGCATCAGAACCTTTTATTTTAAAATTTTTAGGTTTTGTAGGTTTGAAAAAGTCATCAAATTCACCTGCTATTGTATTATCACGATATACTTCAATTTCATATTCAATATTCGCTCCTTTGCCATATTGTTCTTCATCCCAATTGATTACTTTTGAAAATTTAGTTTCAGGTGAAATATTTAAAGTAATCATATTCATTGGGTACAGGCTCGTCAAATCCAAGTCATATACCCATTTATATAATCCAGGATTGGGCTTTTTTACAAATGCACCTTGTGCAGGTTCATCTCGCTGTGACTTATTTGCTGACGCTACAAGATTATTCCTTCTGCAATATGTCAATGCTGCACCATCTAAATATGCGCTTGTATATTGAATGTCACTATGAGCACAATGACCTTTATGGCATAGCCCCAACGCAGTCATAACCAATTCCATTTTTTCATCTAATGACACTACCAATTCAACGTCTATAATATTGTATTCAGCAAATTTTACAATATCAGTATTGTATAAATGATCCAAATCGCCTTCATATTCTACCTTACCTCTACCTAATTCAAAATTGGCAATCGTGTTCAATCTATAATTTGATTGTTCTGTATACGTAAATTTCTTGTATAAATTTAGATAATCTAAAATGGTAATTCCTGCGATATATACTAATTCGCCAGAATTAACGTATTTCTTACGTACAATTTTAGCATCTGGACTAAACATATTCACCATATCATAATCGAAAAGTTTAAGTATTCTGTTATACAAATATGGCATATCAAAAAATTCAACATTCCATCCAGTAATAACATTATGACCAATTTTTTGATATTGCATCATAAATGCTCTTAATAATTGATGCTCACTTGTATATGTTACAATATTTGCTGCAACTTTTTTATTTTCAGACTTTGTCTGTATTTCTATTTCAGTAGAATACGTACTTGATTTACGCTTACTATCCAAAAGTAGACACGTATATTCAGTATCTCCAGTTGCATAATAAGTTATAGCTGTAACTGTATTATTTGCATCTGCAGGCGAACTATATCGTTCTTCTTTTGCAACTTCTATATCCAAGTACAATATTTTATTTGACTTGGAAATTTCATCGGATTCAGCATATTTGTCAATTAAAAATCTAGTCGTGGGTGATACATTATGCTCATAAACCAATCCCATTTTAACTGCATCATCTGACCACGATGATACTTTTTTACATTTGAACCCATCTATGGTTTGATGCTCGCCATTTTGGTCAATTAAATATGCATATGGCGAATATTCATATGTGTTATATCCATTGTCATCGTGGTCACCATCACCCCATAAATGAATTTTATTCTTTTTTTCATCATAAAAAATGCTTCTATACATTATAATTTATTGACCATCTTCTAAAATAATTCTCTCTTTATATAAGTTACGTTGAACTGCTAACATTTTATCAAATTTTTCAGGATATCTTGCTTGCAATTTTTTAACATTTGTTTCCATTATTTCCTCAATATCAAAAGAGTGCAAATTACAAAAATTTGCAATATACCACAATAAATCACCAATTTCTTCTTTGACATTAATAAAATCAATAGGCTTTTCATATGCAAGATTTTTCTTGTAAGGATCCATTAACTCGCCGATTTCAGTAGTCATACCCATTAACATATGGATTGCTCCCATTGAATGATATTTTTCTGGAAGAAGTGCATCAGTTCTTTTTACTAATTTTTGATATTCTTTTACTGTCATATTTTTGTTATTTGTTAGAATTATTTTTAATCATACTCATAATTTTATCTATCTGCAACTCAATAGTCTGTTCGGAAATATTTGAAGTTATAGTCGATACAAGCTCTCTTGAATTTAATGGAGCACTGACTTGTTCAAATGTCTCAACTTCATATTGGGCATATTTCCCTGTTGGAGTTATAGTTTCTGCATCAAATGTTATTTTTAAAATGCATTTATTAAACACTGCAGATGGAGGTATTCTAAAAAAATGATATCTATTAAGAAATCTATTCCAAGCTATTATTCTCAACACACCAAATTTTTTATTCACATCACTAATACTGATTGTATAAGATGTGGATTTATATCTTTTTTTGGATCCGTTTGCCAAAAGTCGAGTTCTAATTCTATCGTGTCTCTGTAATGTGGCTGTTTTAACATCTGACATATCAATAAAATCTTGATTATATCCAGTCGGTGAAAACTCCAATCCCGAAACCTTACTAACTGCCAATTCTACTATTCTCGACCCGTTAATTATGTTGTCATTAATCAAATCACTAATTGAAGGTTCACTCGATGGATATGCCATTTTTAAAAAATCCATTATCAAACGTTGGTTATGCTCTGCATTTTTAGCAATCGTATACATATATTATAATTTAAAAATTTATTGAATATTAATTTTAGTGTCTGTATCTTAAAAAAATGATATCATAGAACTCTTCTCCTTGATACTTTTTTTTAAGTTCATCTAACAACTCGTTTGATAGCCAATCTAAATTTTCGTAATCTACATCAATTCTATCAATTGCTATACAATCGAAACTTACAGCACTATTATATAAATCTAAAACACGTTCAAAATCAGGATCTGCTGATGAACAAAATAATGAACCATTGAATTCATCAAAAAATTCTGAAAAATCATCCATAACGGAGTGTGTAAGAACTAAATCGGTTGATACAACCCTGCATTTAGGGTCTCCTGATTTTTTAACAATGAATGAAAAATCTCTGTAATGCGTGAAATTTTTTTGTTCCATATAGAATTAATTTAAATTTTTTAAATATTTTTTACATTTTTATGCTTCACATGAACTGCACGTCATGAGATTTTCATTAAACTCCTGCGCTGCATTAATTGAATATTGATAGTATAATGTTTTAATACCCTCTTCATGTGCAGTCAATACAAGATTACTAACATCTTTTGGTGGAGTTTTAGGATGAATCATAATGTTAATCGATTGTCCTTGGTCAATCCATTTCTGGCGCTGTGCAGCAAGTTTTATAACATCTACTTGTGAGACTTCAGAAAAGGTCTTGAATACATCCTTTTCTAATTCAGATAAGAAATCTAAATGCTGCACTGAACCATTATTCTGTAATATTGAATTCCATACCTCTCTTGTATCCTTCCCATATCCTTTCAATATTTCCTGCAATTGCGGATTCTTATATGTTGTTTGAATCTTGGCAAGCGTCTTTTCATGATAATTACTCTTGATAGGTTCAATGGATAATGACCATTGTCCCATAATAAATGAAGATGACTTTGTAGGGGCAATTGCAATTCGTGTAGTATTTCTATGACCATAACCCTTTAACATTTCAGGTTCGCCCCAATGTTCAGCCATCCATTTACTTGCGTAATCTGACTCGTCTCTTAATTTTTTAAAAATTTTATTATTGATTTGATATGATTCCAAACTTCCAAATGGGACCATTTTCTTTTGCAAATATGAATGAAATCCTAAAATACCAACTCCTATTGCGCGGTGTTCTGATGCGAATTTGACTGCTTTTTCTAAACCAGCAATTTTAGAACCTTTTTCGATATACTCACTAATAACTGCATCCAATATAATATTTGCTGTAAATACTAAATCATCGGGCCATTCATCAAAATGCGCTGCATTTAATGACATCAAACAGCAAGTAAACTCTTTTTCATTATCACAATATTCGATAACTTCTGTACATATATTACTTGTAAAGATTTTCATATCTTTATCAATATACACTTGAGGTTTTTGGTTATCGCAATTGTCTTCGAATAAAATATACGGAAATCCAATTTCACTTCTACGCTTCAATATTTTTGCGTATATCTTTCGTTTTTCTTTATCTCCTGCTTTCATTGCATCAATCCAACCTGCAGGAATAGTAACACCAGTTGTTATATTTTGTATGGCATAACCTGGAGATTTTTTTGCATCGCCATTTGCTCCAATATCCAAGAACCAATCAATTTCAGGATGATCAACTGAACAATATACAGTTAAAAAGCCCCTACGCATCCCGCCTTGACTAACTTTGGAAATTATAGAACTATACTCTTGAACCCAAGAAATCAATCCCTCCGATTTACCTAATCCGTCTTTTCCATAAGTCAAACCATACGGGCGTATATTTGATAAATTTTTGGCTGTACCTGCTCCATTTTTAGCTAACATTCCCATTTCATACATTCCGTGCAATATAGAATGTAACGTATCATCAACTACGCCAAAATTACAAGATATTGGCAACCCTTTGTTATTGCCAAAGTTACTCAATATTGGGGATGAAAATGAAAGTAAATTTCTTTTTGAATACTCATATATTTTATCTGAAATTCCGCTTATTTCAGTTATTTCCTCAACTCTACTAGCAATTTGCATATAGCGTTCTTCAGCAGAAATATTTTCTATGTACCCTCTGTCCAAAAAGACACGAGCATCTTCGGTTAACCATTCAAACCTTTCCATGTATCCTTAATTTTTAATCAAATAATGAGTCTTCGTTATAATCTAAACCTTTGGAGTAATCAACACTTCTCTGGTCAAAAAAATCAAAATCTGCTGTTGCTGTGAGCATATTTGTGAGATAATCAGATTTTTCTAATAATTCCGAATCTGTTTCAAATTCAGGTGCATATCCTATTAATTCAAGGCTATTATTGAATCTCGATTTTAAAAATTCGTTTACTGCAATTCTTGGCATAAATTCCAAGTCGCCCATTTCAAATATCCAATCCAATACTTTCATTTCAGCTGAAAACGCCTTTCTTGCGTTTCTTCTAATTTTATCTTCCATCTCTTGGTCAAACCATTCAGGATTTTCACGTCTGATTATATTGACTAAATGGCTTCCAAATTTACCATGAATTATCTCTTCTCTTGCAGTCGCATTGATAATTTTATGTATCGTTTTAAGCTTGTTACTGTATTTTGAAAACGATGATATAATTAAAAATTGACTGAACAATGATACATTTTCAACAAGTAATGTGAACAATATCAATGATTTAGTAAATTCTTTGTTCGATCTTGAACTCATACCTTCTAAATATTTTTTAAGATATTTTGTTCTATCTGCAATTGAATGAATTTCCATAAGATGTGAAAAGTCGTCATCTAATCCCAATTGTTTCAATAATTCAGCATAAGCAAATGAATGCACTACCTCATTACCACCAAATGTTGAACCTACGAATGAAATCTCTGGTTTATCCATTCTCATGTCAAGTCTTGCCCAAAATGTTTTCACTGCATGTTCAACATGTGAGATTGCTAACATTGCACGTTTTACTGCTTCTTTTTCAACTGATGTTAATTTTGTATTAAAATCAAGCATATCAGTTTTTAATTGCGTTTGAAATTCCTTGACTTGCCAATGCGAATCTATAATTGCTTGGGCAAAGTCTATTAATTCAGGATATTCATACGGCTTAATCGTGTGTCGAGGTTCAAATATGTTCATAGGTGTGCCATGTCATTTTAAGAAATAACTAAATAAAATTAATATGTGTTTAATAATTAAGTTGTTGGATTGGATGTCTTTGTTGCTACAACCGTTGGTTCTGATTTAGGCTGTGCAGGAACAGGTTGACCCTTTAATCCTAAAAAATTAAAATCATTTTCGCAATTTTTAGCGTGCTCTGCTGCCAAATTCGCCAATTCATTTTCATCCCCAGCAATACAAATGATTCGTTTTTCAACATTAACCATTTTGAGTTTAGTTCCATTGTTTCCGTAAACTTCAAATTGATTATGCGGATCGTAATCTTTAGATGGGTCGAATGTGGTTTTAGGCAATGTGCTAACACCTAAATAATATTTTCCTGTTGGAAGATGTGTAACTTTGTAAACGTACATTTGTATCCTTTGTTTTATATAATTATTTAAAATAAATGATTTGACTTTGAATTTTCATTAACTTTTTCGTTTAATTGACTCATTCGTTGTTTCAATCGTTGACGATTATATTCAGAATCAGTTGTCATTGTGTTTGATACCTCTTTACCTTTTGAACTTGTTTCAGAATGCACATTAATGACACCTCTTGATGTATCCATATATACAGGAAATGTCACACCATCCACCCCAAATCTATTTTTAATTATGTGCAATCTTGCAGTATTTGATAATTTGTCTTGAGCCTTTCTTGATAATGACATAACAAAGTCCGCTGGGAATATTTTTGCATATGCTCCTGCAGCTTTATCTGCCTCAATAATATCATCATTTAATCCCTCCCTATTTGATTGTGACACTGTCCAAATAGGAATTTTATTTTCTCCTGCAAACCCTCGTAAATCTTCGTATAATGCTTCTAATATTTCATGTTTGGCCATTTTACTATTACCAAATTTTAACAAATCAGCATAGTCAATAATGACTAAATCAGGTTCTGTACCCAACATTTTGAGCTTTGTAAGATGCGATCGTAATCCCATCAACGATACAGACTTTGTTGGAAACCATTTAATAATTAATTTGCCAGGAATTTGCCCCAAAGTTTCTTTTACTTTATCAACATGCAGATGAATCTTATCTAAACTTATTCCAGTCAATATGCAATCATATCTCAAACCTGTATAATTCTCACTCAATTCTAATGAATAATGTACGACAGTTTTACCTTGTTTTAATGCGTTTGCTCCTAAAGAAGATAATAACCAAGACTTTCCTGCACCTGATGGGGCTATGGCTACACCTAATTCTCCCGCTGCCAACCCACCCTTTGTAATTTCATCGATGACATTCCATCCTGTTGATAGAGGGTGTCTCGAATCTTCTTGGTAACGAATTTCAACATTTTCGAGATAATCCATACCAATATCAGAATTCATTCCAATTTTTAGTGCACTATCAATAATATTTTTTATTGAATCATAATCACCAGTTTTTAACAATTGAACTGATTCTAATATAGCTGATTTAAGTTCTTGGTTTTTACAAAAATCGAGAGTGGTTTCTTTTATAAAATCTAAATCACTCGCAGTTGCAGATTTTACTGCCTCTTTTAATGTATTGACAATTTCTTGTTTAAGTAATTTGTCTTCAACTCCATCAATAAAAACTTTTAATACATCAATAGTGGGAATCTTTTTATGTTTTTTAAAGTATTCTAATGACCTGTCTGCCAAAAACTTTATTGATTCACTATCAAAATATTCAGTTTTAAGTAAATCATATATTTGACTGACGAATGTCGCATCGGTCATTATACATGAAATTATTTTTGCTTGGAATTTAAATCCAAATCCTGATAAGTTTTTATCTCGCATAAGTATTCAATCTATAAAAAGTGTCTCTTAACCATCTATCGCAATCCTTTATGTTAGCATACAATTTGTCCTCTGTAAATAACTTTTTAAATTGTCTACTATTCAATTTATTAATTTCAGAATCGATTTTTTGACAAATATTTAGCATACTTGTCGGTGAAATATCAACCTCTGTTAATTGCATTAACTTATAATTTCTATCCAATATATGCTGATTATCCAATATTTGATTGAAAATTTTAATTTTTTGCCCATTATCCACACAAATTTTTGATTCAGATAAAATATCATCAAAACTACATGGGAAATCCGTAATTTTAGGAAATCGTTTTATAAGAGTTTTTAATCCCATACCTTCAATTCCAGGTATGTTATCAGATGTATCGCCAGACATTATCCTGTAAAGTAAATAATTTTCTGGCAATATTCCAAATTCTTCTTTAACTTTTTCTGTAGTATATAAAATTTTTTTAGTTGGGCTCCAAATTCGTACTCTGTCATTTGTCAGTTGTATGAAATCTCTATCTGATGAAACTATTGTAATTCTATTGCCTTTATTCGCATAATATTGTTTAGTAATGTATGCAATAACATCATCTGCTTCAATATTATCAATCGAAATTACTGTTAAAGGAAGTGTATCAAAATATTCAACTAACCTTGAAAACTGCTGTTTCATTGATTTTTGTTCATCAACTAAATCTGCAAATTCCTCGTAACGATTTAATTTTGTTTTATTTTTACGATTTGCTTTATAATCAGGATACAATTTTCGTCGGCGCTGTGATCCGCCAGTCCCATCAAACACAACTATACAGCGCGTTGCCTGAAACTGACGGATATTCGCACCTACTGATTTTAAAAAACCTATTACCCCTCCAACATGCATTCCATCATCGTTCAATGCGGGAACTGCGCTAAATACTCTGATAAATGTATTTAATCCATCAATGATTAAAACATGGTCATCCTTTTCTCTCGGAGTTCCCAATTCATCTGCAAATGATTTCCATACTTCTTGGAGTCTGTTCATACTTAAATTGTTACTGTTCTGCTGACGACATTAATAGAATCATTTACACCGGTTGTTGTAAATTGTGTATCAGTATGATATGGCGACGTATCGTAAATAAATGTCGAACCATTACTAACTGAAGGCCATATTGTGTAATTGTTTTTTAAAAATGACCTGATAACAATTTCAATGTTTTCCAACCCATATAATTCAATATCATCACTATCAATTTTACGATGCACAAAAAATTCAGCTTCTTTTAAATCTGTTGCCAAAATTTCACCTTCATCGATAATTTCAGATTCCCAAACAGGATTCTTTTTAGATCCTTTGTTAGCATGTCCAATGACACGATACTCATAAATTTGTTTTCGCATAATAACTCCTTTTAATTAATCATCTTCTGAAATAAAATCCTCATCAACTATAATATCATCAATTCCAAAATCTTCATTGACTTTATACACCATAATCACTCTATCACATATCATATCATATATAAATTCTTTCAATTTAGGATTTGCTTCCATCCATTTACCGAAATCTTTACTTCTGAATTTTAAGGTTCCGTCTGTTTTTTTGATTTCACCAGATTCTGGATTAACAAGTTCATCATTAAAAGATTTTTCAATACCCTTGCCTTTATCGTTTGTTTGCAAAATGCTTGTATAAGACAATGGCATGGACCAATATGTTCCAGATGTTACTAACTTGTACGTCTTCAATGTTTCAAGCCAACTGCCATAATTATCAATACCGGATTCAAAATAGATGTCATAATCAACAGATTTCAATGGTGGGCCTAACCTGTTTTTCTGAACAATTGCTCTCGTTTTAATTCCAATTACTTGCTCGACACCATTAAGTTTCATTTTAATTTGACCTAATGATTTCAATCTAATTCTGACAGATGAGTGAAATGCAACTGCTTTACCACCTGATGTTGAGTAGGGGTCGCCAAACGACACTCCCATTCTAATACGCAACTGATTTGTAAGAATCAAACATATATTTTGTCTTGCTAACATGTTTGTAATTTTACGCATCGCCTTTGACAATACAATTGCCTTTTCAGTTGCATATCCATCTTTACCATGCTCTCCTTCTAACTCCTTCTTTGTAGTAGCTCCCATAATTGAATCGACTACAATTGTAACTAATACATCTTTATTCGCCTTTCTAACCTTTGCAATTGTTGCTTCAATTGAATCAAAAATATCTTCCAATGCTTCCAATGGAATATATACCATCTTTTCAATATCAACACCAATTGCTTGTAAGTATTCTCGGCTCGTTGCTGCTTCAGTATCAATGTAAATAGCCAATCCACCTTTCTGTTGCGTGCTTTTCAACGCATACGCAGCCAACAATGATTTACCAGATGCTTCTAATCCTGTAATCTCAATGATTCTACCAACAGGCCAGCCTGCGTTAGGTCTATTTGCGATTGCTAAATCTAACATGTCACAACCTGTCGGTACCCATTTTTTAATATCAGCAACTACATCAGGATCTGATAAAAAATATGCTGCTTTATCTATTGAATGTGTGAATTTACTATTCAATGAAGAAACAAGCTCACTTGCCAAATTGTCAACTGTTTCAGTCTCTATTTTCTTTGCCATAATTATGCAAACATTTCGTCAAACGCAGCATCTATATCAGATGTCGCTGAAACGCGTCTATCTGATTTGATATCAGATGAATAAAAATCCGAAGGTAGTTCAGTATCTTCAGTTTCTTCAGTATTAGAAACTTTAGAATCTACAGTTTCATCTTCTGTATTATTGATGAAATTATCCAATAGTCTTGCTAATTCATCGTATGATGGTACTTCCCAAATATCACGAATTGTTGGCATTTCTTTCAATAACTGTAAAACTGCTGGGTCGGTTGTTGCAGGAGATTGACTTCGTTTAACTCTAAATGAAGTTTTAGGATAACCATCTTTTGGCTGTTCGTATTCAATTGTAATATCAGAACCTGTTTTCAAATCTGTAATGTCACCATAATCTGGGTCATCAATTGTTTTCAACAATTCTTCGTACACAGTTTTACCGAAACCCCAAAATTTAACTCCTTCGTGTTCCAATCCTCTAACTAAAATTGGTACATAGGTTCGCATTTTTGGTTCAATTTTCTTTGCCAATAACCAATCTTCCTTTTCACCGGTAGCTTTCAGTTTGTCAGCTAATTCTTGAACAGGGTCTGGTTCTCCTAGGTTTTGAGGCGCAATAATGGTACGTTTACCAAGGTCATAATAAAAATAAAGTTCCAAAAATGGCCAATCTCTATTGTGGATATATGGCACAATTCTTACAACTTGTTGACCTGGTTGAGGTTTCCAGATTCTCTTTGAGCCCGATGGCTTTGATTGCTTGTTGAACGAATCCAATCGTTCCCTGATTTTACTTAAATCCATAAATTAACTATTTTTAATTGTTATATAATAAATGCAAAGATAAATAAGCTTTTGTAAATGTCAAAATAAATTTTGTTATTTTTTATAT